TCAAGATGTATCTACTAAGTGATAACCCTTACTCTGTTTATTTTAAATATAGATACCCTACCCTTATACCCACCCACCGTAGTAGTTGAGGATAAATCCTTTACGACAGACCTGTGCGTTGTAACGCTTATGGCAGGCATCTCACCCCACCCCTAGACTCCCTAAAACAGTAGCAGTCCTTGCAGCTGTAGAAGATCAATACCTAGAGTAAATGGTTTTAGTAGATTTCTCTACTCTGTCTATATCCTGTTCGATTTCTCTACTAGGGCGTGCGGGTCACACGGGATACAACTTTTACTCGTTGGTTCAGCAAGCCCTGAACTGGCATCTTTCTTGGACGCTAGGCGATTTAACCCCATTACATAACGCTTCCGTAACGGTTGTTTTAGACAATAAAAAAACGTTAAAGGTAGTGTCCGGTGATGGAATCCTTGCGGGATCATCTCTTGCGAGATCAGACACTATCTTTAACGTTTTTGTTATCCATCACGACAACAATTTAATTATATCACCGTCTGTTCCGGTGTGCCAAGGTCTAAAGCTAACCTGACGGAAACACGACCCTTATTAGTAAAGTTTCCTGCTTGCTAAAGGCTCAATCAGTCTAATGCAACTCAGGCCAGATTTCATGCCAGTTAGGGATTTCTTTTCTGCTAAACCGACCATCTGATTGCTTTTCAAGTTCGGCAGCAATGATGACCATCTTGTCAGCTGGCAGACCGTTGTGTTTCCATTGGCTAACTGCGCCAGGCGTGACTCCGCAACGCTTGGCTACTGCAAACGTACCGCCTAAAGTTGCAATGATTTCTGTTGTATTCATGTAGCTATCTTAACAGATGAGTTTTTGTATGTGTTGACTTATCTGTTTAGATACCTTAATATTAGTCATGGCAATTAGCCATTAACCACGATACAGGTGCATAAATGAACGTTTATCAAGCAATTTCTGCAGTACAAAAAGACCTTTCGGCACAAGGCATCTCAAAAGATCGTAAAAATATGCAAGGTTCTGGATACGCTTTTAGAGGTATCGACGATGTGTATAACGCTCTTGCACCATTCTTAGCAAAACATGGGTTGTGCATACTTCCTAGAGTTTTAAACAGAGAATCAGTTGAGCGTCAAAGCAAAGCTGGCGGCGCACTGTTTTACATTACCGTTGAGGTCGAGTTTGATTTAGTTGCAGCTGACGGTAGCAAGCACACAATTAAAACGTTTGGCGAGGCTATGGATAGCGGTGACAAAGCTACTAACAAAGCCATGTCAGCGGCTTACAAATATGCTTGTATGCAATCGTTTTGTATTCCAACAGAAGGCGATAACGATGCTGACGCTCAAACGCACCAGGTGGCGCCAAAGGTTGAAAAGCCTAAAGGCATCGAACTGGCTCACACAAAGGCGTTAATGGCCTCGGCAGTTAGTTACGAAAATCTGAAAGACATTTTTAAAGAGGCTTGGGTGTCTTGTTTGAAAGAACAACAGATTCCGCTGAAAGCTGCATACGACGATTGCAAAACAAACTGGGAGATTTAACATGGCAACTGATCTTAACCGCTGCGAGTTTATTGGGCGCTTGGGCAAAGACCCTGAAGTACGGTACACCGCTGACTCTAACGCAATCTGCAATTTTTCAATTGCTGTCGGTTACAAGACACCAACCAAAGAAACGACAGAATGGGTCAGGATCACGACTTTTGGTAAGTTGGCAGGAATATGTGCCGACTACTTAAAGAAAGGCTCACAGGTCTTTATAGCGGGTCGTATGACTACTCGCAAGTGGCAGAACAAAGATGGCGTGGATCAATACACAACTGAAGTGGTTGCCGATCAAATGCAGATGTTGGGTGGTCGGTCTGCGGAAGCCAATGAGCCAGCTGCTGTGCCTATACCTAAACTTGATGCATACAGGTCAATCAAAGAAGGCGTAGTTGTGCCTTTTGAAGATCTGCAAGACGATCCACCGTTCTGATGACGCAATCAGAGCAGGCCATTCTTATTTCTTGGAGATTGCAGCAATGGTACGAAGGCATGGTTCTCGATAACAGAGCCATGCAAGACTTACAGGATGCAATCGAAATGCTTAAAACATTAGCTAAACAGGTGCAAAAATGAGCAACAGAGAAATTGATAGTGAAGAAATGACTTTGCGTGATTATTTTGCCGCAAAATCTATGGCACTAACTTACAAGTTTTGGATGGAAGATTATTACCATCCAGATAGTCGTGATGCAGAATTTCGCGTTGACGATGACCGTAGTGATTTTGACGAGGGCATGATGAAATTGGTTGCTGACGATGCTTACAAAATGGCTGACGCAATGATGGAGGCACGGAAATGATTATCAAATCAGCAGATTCAGAATCAGGCCATTGGTACGCAGCTGACGGTTCACCAGCGTATCGGATCATTGGCAAGAACGGCAAAGAACGTAATACAACGGTTCGTGATGCAAGAGAACGTAACCTCGTTCCGTCAGTAACTACTGTGTTGGGATTGGTTGCCAAGCCTGGCTTATCCAACTGGCTGCAACAACAGGTCTTACTGGCTGCGCTGACGTTGCCACGCATTGCTGGCGAAACAGAAGAAAACTGGCTAGAGCGGGTTATGTCCGACAGTAAAAGCACAGGCCGTGACGCTATGGATCGTGGCACTCAAATGCATGGGGTGCTTGAGCGTTTTTACCGTGGCGAACAAGACGATTACCCTGTTTATGTTAATCAGGTTGATGCGTCAATCAGAATCCACTTTGGGCATGACCAGACTTGGGAGGCAGAACGCTCGTTTGCATACGAAGGGTTTGGCGGCAAAGTCGATTTGATCGCTGAAAACATCGTGATTGACTTTAAGAGCAAAGACAAGCTCGACAAGGTTGTGCCATATCACGAACAACTGATGCAACTGGCGGCTTACCGTGTCGGCCTTGGCAAACCAACAGCCAGATGCGCCAATGTGTTTTTTACTGCTGAAGGTGATGTGAAACTAATTGAACATTCAGAGGATGATCTAGCCTCTGCATGGGATTGCTTTCAATATTTACTAGCGTTTTACAAACGTAAGAACAATCTATAATAAACCGTCGGCGTTGTTCACTCCTTGTTCCGCTGACCGCCCCGTAATTGGGGCGTTTTGTTGTAAAAACCCCAATAAATTAAAAATAATTGCAAAAATAGGGTAAACACCTATGCTTTTATTGTTTAGATAGCTTAATATTAGTTATCGCAACACGCGATCAACCACGATAAAAGGTACATAAATGAACAAAGTAACGAAAGACTTAATGAAATGGTTTCCGGTTTTGGGTGAAGGCAACGCTCTAAATGTTCACAGCCAATTGATGATTGAAGGCATTGACTTTTCTAACATCAGCAACAAAGAACTGAAAGCCGAAGCCAAGCGTGTCATTATCGAAATGTACGGAGACGAATAATGAGCAAACTTATTCAAGCATTTAAGACAGACCCATCTGACAAGAACCGTGCAAAGCTGCAGGCATACTTGCAAAAACACATGATGGCAATTTGCATGGCAAGCCCTGAAGAACAGCAATTCTTGAAAGCTAACGGGTTTAAGGGGTAAGCCATGAAATATTCCTACATCCAATTAACAGACGAAGGCAAGCGCCAGCTGATGCGTGAACTTAGTCGTGAGCTTACCGACAAAAAGATTGCAGAGTTGATGGATCAATTTGCCGATGGCGTAAAAACAGATAGCAACGGCGAGCCGTACATCAAAATTGATGCTGATGACGTATTGTGTTGCGCTGTGCCACTGTACACACACTTCATTGACATTAACCACATTGAAACCGTAACGGCTAACGAGGAAGATTATGAATAAGCGTAACTGGCCTTACGGCACAGACATGAGCGAACCTAACTGGACGGGTCGCACGGCTCGCCAGATGCGTGATTACAAACGACCTGATGACCGCATACCGCCAGTTGCTTGGGTGGTTGGCTTGCTTATGCTTGCAATGGTGTTTGGTTTCTTTCCGCTTTTATCGGTGTTAATGACATGAACAAACAATTAAAAGAGTTGGCTGAACAAGCGGGGTTTGATAAACATCACGCTGAACATGATACTAGGATTGAACGCTTTGCCGAACTTGTGCGCCAAGACGAGCGTGAGGCTTGTGCTGTTTTGTGTACTGAAATGGGTAACAAGCAAACCAATCAATGTTTTTATGATCCGTGGGATTGTGCATCATCAATCAGAGCAAGGGGCGAGAAATGAACCAAGTCGCTCGTAACACCGATCCCATCACCAGTTGGGCGGCAGCTGACTCTGCAAAGGCTCTAGCGGCTCAACACGCAACGATTATTATCCAAGCCTTATGCAAGTATGGGGCAATGGGCAAAGACGGTATAGCCTCGATTACGGGACTTGATGGTAACCAGGTTGCTAGGCGGCTTAGTGAACTAGAGCGCAGCCACGAGATCCTGCTGACTGGGCGCAACGTGCAAAGCAAATCTGGTCGGGCCGAACGGGAATGGAAAGTAATGCCACGACAAATGGATTTGATATGAGCTATATCATTGGCAACTTACCGCCCATTAAATGCTTTGTGCGGCGTGAATATTTGTATAATTTTGAGAAAGGTCATGGTGAGCTTGAGCCTGCCATTTGGGTAAGCATCAAAGCAATCCGTGGGCAAGTGTTCCGCATTGAAAGCCTGTTGCCACGTTACGGTGCTTTGTACGACAAATTGCCTATTCAGGCTTATGTGTGGCACGTTGATAGTCGTGCTGAGCTACCGTTTGACGTATTGCAATTGTGGGATTGCATGGGCTACAGGTTTACAGTTCACGAAAAGATTGGATTGCGTAACTTTGGGGTTAAATTTCTAGGAAAAGACAAAGTTTGGCACTTTGGCGAATATCTGTTTACCGTGGATTTTTGTGCCGACGGTATGGATGTAGACACAGGGTTTACTGAAGTTGCAGAGGAACACAAAAGTTTTAATTTTATTCGGTTAGATAATGGGCAATTTGCAGCGCAGCCAAATAACCGTTGTCTTTGGTATGACCAGTCGCTTATACCATCTGAAACAATGTTCCCTGATTTTCAAGCATCACGCCACATTTGGACTGTGGACGGGTCACGCAAGTGGTCAGCTGGTAATGATTGGTTTTACGATATTGGGGAACGGAATGAGTGAATATAGCCCACATCCCTGCATAGAATACATTTACGACAACGCACCTCATTACGCCAAGGCAAAGGGAGAACTGGCGCAGCTGGAGGCGTACAAATCAAGCCTAAAGGCTATTCTAATGAAGAAATCAGGAGAATCTGCTGTAACTGCCCAGGAGCGCGAGGCATATGCTCATCCTGATTATCAAAACCTGTGTGTTGCAATCGGCGCAGCAACTGAGAAGGCCGAATTGTTAAAGTGGCGGCTAACAAGCGCACAACTTAGGTTTGACGCATGGCGCACCGAGCAGGCTAGTAACCGACAAATTGAGAAAATAACAAAATGAAAAATTTTTACAATTCAAGAAATGTTTATCAAAAAGTAAAAGATGGCACATGGACGTTGCAAAGGTTTTTGGAATGGGTTGAATGGATTGAAGAAAACAATGAAACAGAAAACGAAATTAGAATAATTAACAAAGAATTTCAAGAAAGTTTGCACATTTGGGAAGTAAAAGTAACGCAACAATTATTTGACAATGAATGGCACGATGTAGGAATTGTTGGCGAATTTGGTCTTGAAGAATTACCTAATAATTTAAGAGACATAAAATGATCGACTATTCTGAAAGCCTAATAAAAATCACATCATTTGTCAGACAATACCGAAAACTTGTCTTAAAAGGACAGTTTGACGCAGCTGCTGACGTTGCTGTTGATATGCAAATTGCCGTTGTTGATCTGCAAGAATGGTCGGAGGCTCAATGTATAGAAACCCAAAACTCTTAGTTGCTTGCCGCCAGTTGCCGTGCCAACTTTGCGAAACCGAAGATGGAACTGTGGTTGCGGCCCATTCAAATCAATTGGCTGACGGAAAAGGAAAAGGCATCAAAGCGTCTGATTACAGGATTGCAGCCCTATGCTTTAGTTGCCACATGGACTTGGATCAAGGTAATAAACTGAGTAAAGACCAGCGCAGGGAGTTTTGGGAAATGGCGCATCGACGCACGATTGGCGAGTTATTTGAACGCAACCTGATTAAATGCTAGCCACGCTGCAACTTCCCTTGCCACCATCAGTAAACGCTTACTGGCGCAATTTCCACGGCAGGACAATACTTTCTAAAGCCGCTAGGGAATATAAACAAACGGTCAAAGACTACGTTTTACTAAACAAAATCCCGTATTTTGGCGATGCCAGACTTCAAGCAATCATCACAATATTCCCTAAAGACCGTAGAAAACAAGATTTGGATAACAGACTCAAAAGTTTGCTAGACAGTTTAGGCAACGCAGGCGTGTTTGACGATGACAGTCAGTTTGACAAAATAGAGATTGCAAGGGGGTCGATTAAATCAGGCGGCGGTTGTACAATTGTTATAGCTACCTTGTGAGGCCACTATGGATTATCCTGCCGTTTTCGTGTCTACTTTGTTCCACAGCGGGACAAATGCACACTTTATGCACTTGCAAACCGACAGCTACGCCAAACACGTTGCGCTAAAGGAATACTACGACACGATCATTGAGTTAGTCGATAAATGGGCAGAAAGTTATCAAGGCTGTTATGGGATCATCAAAGCGTATCCCAAAGACTTTCACTTGGCTACCGATCCTGTTAAATACATCACAGGCATCAAAGCGTTCGTTAAAGACATTCGAACCGAGTTGCCACAAGATTCAGAA